AAAACCCATCAATTTTCCTTCTTTCTGAACTTCTTCAAACAGACAAAGAACAGTTTTATCATTTTTTGTAATTACTAAACGAACATTATGATTCGTTCTCATTCTCACTGTCTTCTGCTGATTCATATCTGTCATTTTGATTTAGTACCTCACGTTTTTCTTTAATCTTATTTTCGTATGCTTCTTGTAATCCTGGTTCTGGATTACTAATAGTCATAACAGAGTCATATGGAANTTTATANTGCCAGTCNGAAGAATATGGATTCCATTTGCTAAACTTGATTTGATACTCCATACCATACTGTTCAGTAAGATATTGAGGTTGTGATCCATCAAGATTTAAGATATATGGTTCTTCCATAAGAAGACAAACTCCACGCTTATCTTCTCCTTCACCATCGAAGATTTCTTTCAACTCAGCAATGACTCTATCGCCTGTCTTTAAAGTAAGAATTGATACTGCCATAGTTATTTTGAGTTTCAATATAGTCTATCATTAAAAAAAGGTGCCGTCAAGCACCCTTCAATTATATTTAGAACCAAACTTTTCTTTTCTGTTTTTCTGGTAACTGTTTGACAAGAGTGATTGTAAGAAGACCATCAATAAATTTTACTTCTTCAACTTCTACATCATCTGCCATCTGCCAGTTACGAGCAAATGTTCTATATGAAATTCCTTTATGAGAATAGTTACGTTCTTTCTCTTCTGGTGCTTTCTTAGCAGAAACTGTTAGAACATTTCGTTCTGTTGTGACTTCAATATTTTCTCCTGAAAATCCAGCAAGAGCGACTTCCAGTAGTGTTCTACCATCACCTCCATCAACAACATTGTATGGTGGGTAATTTGATCCACTTCCTGCAAGAGCTTCAAGTCTGCTGAATGTTTCATCTAATCCAAGAGAATATGGGGTATATGTGTTAAATGTTACCATGTCCTTTAAAAGCGACGTTTACGTGTGACCAGTTAAGCATCACACTACTATTTAACGATAACCGCTTAATCTTTAATAACGGTTTTCCTTATTAAAAGTTACGGTTTCCTCTACGCTTCAGTTTTTTTCCTACCAATATTGTACTTGCTCTCAAGTGTCCANTCTTCTTTTTCTTTAAAGGCAAGAACTTTAATCTGATTTAAAGGTGCTAGGTCAGCAATTTGTTCAGCATTTACCACAGCAATTAGTCCCCAATCACTAAGGAGTTGCACAATACGGTTACGTCTTTGTACATCATTCAAAGAAAAATTAGTATTTTTTCCATCAAGAGCAAACAACTCTTTAAAATGAACAATATAATATCTGCCTTGCTTGTGTAGGATATGACAAGACTGATAAATCTTTTTTTCTTTTCTTGATGCTACACCAATACGAGTGAGCGTCTCTCTTACTTTCAAGAAATCGTCTGGTTCGCTCAAGACGACTTCAACCATGTCTGCTGGTTTCCATTGTACTTCAGTATCAACGCTCATTTTTTCCACCTTTACTCAATACTTTTTTTATATGATCTAGTTGATCCTTGGTGAGAATCCTGAGCGCCTGTAGAGCTTTATCGTCATTATAACCATAATACTCTTTGACTATTTCAAGATAATCAATAGAATCCTTTCTCGCCCATGGAGAGAAACGTTTCCTAGGTTTGACACTATTTATAAAAAAATCGTATTGTAGCTTGTGTGGTAAATGAGGATTTTTATTCATCTCATTAGCAAACAAGATAGTATCAGTGAAAGAACTGAGGCACCTGTTAATAATATAAGGAGGATACCCTCGCTCAGCATCAGTGTCATCATCGAGAATATTCTTTTTAGATTGATTGATTGAATACAGGTAATCCTTCAGTTGATATGTCATTAAAATTTAGCGGTAACACTTACAATCTTGGCACCAGGATTACGAGCGATAGCAACTTCACGGGCATCCTGATAATTACGAGCAATCACCTCTTCTTTAAAGACGGTGCCTGCTTTGTAGAGGGTGACTTCACACTTCATAGTTGAGGATAACGAGCTCCTTTCTCGTCGCTTGCTCTGTATTATAACTCCCCACAGAGCGCATGGTGTAAGTATGTGCAAATTCAGCAAGTGTCCACGCCTCAAACCGCTGCTTCACCAAGAAGTGAGAATTGTAGGAGATTAATTGATGACAAGCAGCAAGGTCACAGTCTTTGGCAAACTGATCATGATCAAATCCTTTATGCATATTACCTTTATTACCATAAAGATTATCCTTGATATCATAAGGAGGATCTAGATAAATGAAAGTATCACGATCATCAGTCATTAATTTTTCATATGACTGATTAGTAATTTTCCAATTAGCAATCAGTTCTGAGTATTCAGGCAACCTTCTGATTCCACGCATGGAGAAATTGGAGTCACTTGCTTGAGGGGAGAAAGAAGAATTTGAAGAGAGACCACTGAAAGAACACTTATTGACAATATAAAAAGCAATGGCTGTCTTAAATGGATCACGGTCATCATAATCTTGATTAAGGTACTCTTTATGCTCATTAAAGAGATCCCTTGCTGACATGGGATTAGGGTTCCTTTGTTTAAGATACTCAAGGTACTTCGTAATTTCATCGCCATTATCCTGTAGTTCTTGCCAAAATGTTGCGAGGGGTTCGTATAAATCATTGACCCAGATATCCAAGTCAGGATACATTTTGGTAATATACAATGCTACAGAACCTCCACCCAAGAAAGGTTCTCGAAACTCTTTGTAGTTTTTTAGGTCAGGAAGAAACTGAGCAAGTTTAGCAGTTGCTCTACTCTTCCCCCCTGGATAACGAAGAGGTGTTTTTAGTGACTTGGAAGTTAGGCTCATTGTATTTTAAGTATTCCCAAAAGGTCATTTTCAATTCTTTCTGTGTCATGCCACAATGGGCAGCAGCAGTAGGTAGGTTCATTGTAGCATGAAATAATCCTTCATGCGCTTCTTTTACATTTTGTGGTGTTGTTTTCACGTATCCATCTGTATTGTCGTTCGGGTTCTTTCTCAAGGCGTTCAAGCATCTCCTCCATCATAATAAATTTAGGTTCTTTCTCAATGAATTTGAGCAGTGTCATTTGAACTCCTCATCTGGTTTTGGTTTTTTTAACCACCTATCAAATCGATCACAACTTTCGCAAATTGATTTGGCAAAATGAGTAGCAGACCATTTAGTATAAACAATTTTTAGTTTTCCATCACAAGATGGACAATTATAGTCCATATATTCGCCACGGAATTCTTCCAATCGTTTTTTTCTCTCTAACTTTTCTTGCTTTAGTTTTTGTTTTTTGGCAAGTTCTTCTTCTCTTAATTTTATTTGACGTTCAATTTGTCTTCGTCTTTCTTGTTGTCCTAATAGATACTTTACTCTCTCTTCTTTATTTTGATTATAGAGAATTTGATTTTTGCGGATTTCTTCTCTATTAACATAATCTTTCCAGGTCATTTGAATTTACAACTCATTATAAATTTTTTAAAACTATTTTTCTTAGATAACTCATAGTGATTACCAATTGAATTAGTTTGTAATGGACAGAAAAAATCATAGATACCATCATCAACCATATTGTTGAAAGCATCTAACATATAATCTCTGGCATTAATTATTCTATCATTTTCAAACGGAAAAGCAAATACCAATAAAAATCCCAAACGATAATTACTGTTTTGCTTTTTTAAATCAATCGCAGAACCCAATGCTTCTTCTACACGAAGATACTTACATTTTTCAATACTCTTTGAAGTAATGCTTTTGTATTCAAGAGCAGTAACTATTGAAGGAAAATGTAAGTCCCATTTTTTCCAAGGTCTGTATTTGACTGGAATTTTATCCTCAGGAATACCCGAGTCATTAGTTTCCAACAGCAACTTGGTGAGAGGTTCAAAGTGCTTGTTCTGTCGAATTGCTTGAGTTCCTTGCTCAGACCCAACAATATTCCAATACTCATCCAAAAAGTCTAAATTCATTTGAATTCACAACTCATCATGATCTCAGTTAAACAAGCAAGAAGATTAATTTCTTGATCAGGAACAATAGTTATGTCCTTCATATACTTAGCAATGATGAGAACAGCTTCTGGAATAGATGCTGGTTTCAACACACCATACAAACTGTCATAGATTTTACGCATCACCATACTGGGATCATT